AAGTGGGTGGGGGGAATTATGTGCCTTTATCTAAGCTTAAATGAAAGAGCCGTGTGGGATTCAGAATTAGTGCTCATCTTTGTGGTGTCTATCATATTTAACTAAGGGATGTGGGCATTTTTTATGCACACACATTTATTGTATAACGATATTTGGTATTCGTGTACCCCTGTGTGGAACTGTAATGGGACCACAACATCCCTTGGAATGTGATAGACAGCAGGAAAGGCACGAATACCTTTTTTTATTATATATGTCTATCAATTCCAAGGATTCCAATGCCGCCAACAATAGTAACGGCAAAAGGACGGCCCAACCCTCCGAAATGGGTAAATACTCCACTCCAGAACTGCAAGCCGCATTCAATACCGGTCGAGAAATCGGAAGAACCGAAGGGATGCTGTACTACATCAAACATGCTTCCGAAAATATGCAAAAGGAGGCTGAGAAGTTAAATTCGAAACTACAGGCACAAAAAGCGAAAGTATAGAAGGTATCGCCATCTGCCTCCGGAAAAAGAAAATCTGACTTATATATTACTTCAGAACGTTCTAATCCGGAGCTCGTGGCTGTTCTCCAGAGAAAGATATTAATAAAGGGCATTGATTGGAATTGCAAACAGCCACAATAGGCAATTCCGGTCTTTGCCCTTTCACTTTTAAATACGACTCATTATGGAAGCGAAGATACAATATTTCCAAAGTCCGGTATTCGGACAAATCAGAGTTACGGTTATAGATGATAAACCAATGTTTGTGGCCAATGATGTGGCAGCGATGTTAGGGTATAGTAATCGATATGATGCTATCAATAGACATTGTAAGGGGGTCGTGAAACACGAGGGGGTCTCAATCACAACAAACCAATATGGTAAAAGTACAGAACAGAAAGTAGAAATCTCTTTCATCCCAGAATCCGATGTTTACCGCTTAGTTATGCGCTCCAAATTACCCGAGGCAGGAAAGTTCCAAGACTGGGTATGCGAAGAGATCCTCCCCGCCATCCGCAAAACCGGCGGTTACATGATTGCCAAAGAAGACGAGACACCGGAGGAGATCATGGCTCGTGCCTTATTGGTTGCCAAAGACACCATGAAGCGCAAAGAAGAACGAATCCGGCAGCTGGAGAAAAAAGTTGAAACCGTAGTAAAAGAAAACAACAAACTACGTCCCAAGGCAGACTTTATGGATAAAATAATGGATGCGGACGAACGTATCGACATCGGCCAGTCCGCAAAAATCCTGAATCTCCCATTCGGCAGAAATACCTTGTTCCAAAAACTTCGTGATATGGGTGTATTCTTCAAGAACAAGAACGAACCGAAGCAGGAATATGTGAAGCGTGGTTATTTCGTCCTAAAAGAGAAATGGATTGACCGGAACAATCACGATGGATTCATGGTCTTAAAAGTGCTCGTTACTCAGAAAGGGCTGGAATTTCTCGCCAACCTCTTTAAGGTGGTAGAGCAACCTAAGGAGGAAGCAGAAGTAATTTGATTAATTCCAACCATTATGCCGAGCGTAACAACTGGGGTCATCAGCACCCCAGTTCAACCACGGTGTTCAGCACCGCAGTTGTTCAACTATTATGCTGGCGCCAACAGTTGATTTTACGATTAAAATTCCTAAATCGCTAAACAATTAGGAGATTATTTATATTTTTGCAAAAAGAAGGCGGTTTATAAGCAAGTCGTGGATTGTAGTTCCACGGGGCTACTTATGAATCGCCTTTCTTCTTTTCCAATAATCTCAATATATTTATGCTATCAGAGATACTATATAACGATGTGCTACCATCCGCCTGCTCTTTCACAAGAATCCAAGACTTTTCGTTTTCCACTTTTGTCTCAAACAAATGAACAATAGCATTATATCCATGCTTATCATTTCCGCAACCAATATATTCCGCATCCTTTATCACAGAAGCTATATCCAAAAGCATTTCATTCTTTTTCTCGTAATATTTATGTGGCTGGTTCAACCACTCTTTTATACCACGACCGGTAATCTGTATATCTTTCCGAAAATCTTTATTCCGAATAACAGTTTGTTTTAATAAAGAAGCCTTTTCCTTGATCTCCTTAAATCTCACTTTATCGGACGCTACATTAATCGAATCCTTTGGCTTTCCATCACCCAGTAACCATTCAGCGAACTCCTCATGATCCATCATAATCGGCGTAGATATGCAAATACAAAACGGGTGCCATCCTGTAAACTTGAAATCCTTCGGGTATTGGCCAGCCTTGGCGTCACACACAGGACACGGACCGTGATTCGTTGGTGAACGTTCCACCTCTATACCGATCACGAAGTCCATATTCTGCCAACGTTCATAATCGGCAGTTCGAAAAGCCTCGTTTGTTTTCGTTGCTGCTAGTCGAAGGGCGTTTTTATAAGATGAACGATAAATACCCTGCCCCGGATGATAATCTTTCATCGGCTGGGATGGGACCAATTTGCCATTCGCGTCCCTTACACGGCGGAAACGACGGTTGGGTTCGTTTAGTAATTGCCGTATATCTTGGCTGATCAACGCAGCCGGACGGCCGGAAGACAAACCCGAAGAAAGATAATACTCCAGATTATCCATAGCTCCGTCCGTTATATCCCAGACACGGGAGGATATGGTTTTACCAAATTCATCCTTACGTTTCAACAGGGTATTCAGCGCATCTGCACTTCTGGAAAACATCTTATCCTTCAACGTACTGGATATGGCCATATCCTTGATATAACCTGTTACCAGTTCATCCGCTTTCCTATTGCCTAAATTCCATACATCGGTAACTGTATTGGATATATTGCTTACGAGCTGCGTATGCAGGTCATCCAACAGACGTTCGATTTGCTTCTCTATGGTAGCGTTGCCTATCCATACACGGTCACCGCCATGATCCGACCATTTAGCCAGAAGAGGTCCTACCCTACGGACAAACTCGTCAAACGAATACTTTATGCTACCTTGTTGCCGGAACAGACATTGCAGGAATTGTCGCTCATGAAATGATAGTTCTTTCATTCTCCATATCCCATTGTTAAGCCGATCATATTATTGCGTTGCGCTGCTGTATCTTCCTCTTCCTCCATCAGCTTCATTTCTTCGTCCAAGTCTTCTGTTAGCGGAGAATGAGCCGTAACCGTGCGCTGAGCGTTAATCGGTTTGCCTCCATTGGCAACAGAGAGTGTTTGCAAGGTTTCAGCCAAATCTTCCGGCAAAATGGAACCAAATTCCACATCGATCAGGTTGTTTACCAGCTGGGGACGATACTTGATGTTGGTAATATTGCATATCCCGGCCAACACGACCGACACACAACGTTGTACGACCGGACCGAATGTTTCCATGTTCTCACTCGCCTTGATGGTCGCATCCATCAGCATGAATTTACGAGCGACACCGGACAGGTTGCCAATGCCTTTCAAATTGTCAAAGGAAAGGTCTGGCGTGGATGTACCGGAAAACAGCTCGCATTTGGTTTCTTCCAACTCTTTATCCACAGATGGTTGAGAGCCGTTCCAAGTAAGGTATTCCGCATCGCCATGATACAATTGTTGCGTTTCCGGATGTACTTTAGACGTAAAAGACAATTCTTTGCCGACAGTGTCTTTAGTCGGCAGGTCAGCCACATCGAATGTCTTCAACATCGGATCACCATAGTAATCATTTGTATCCACCATGCGAGAAATACGCATTTCACGAGCATCCATCAGAAACGCTACTTCATCCCATTCAGGTTGGAATACATCGGCATACACAACCGGAATTTTCCCAAATAGATTGGGAACCTCTTTTATCACCCAGCCACCCATTTCATCGATAGCCGTAATAATCTTATCCGCCATCCAAATCGTGCAGCTGTTCCGAATCATACCATTAGAGTTCACTTGGTAACGATGGATAAAGGCATCCATATCATCGTTATCGTCGAAATGGGGATAAAATTCAGAGAAAGTATTTTCATTACGGGGAACAGAAAGTGTTTTTACTTTTAACTCCGTAATCAATTTGCCGTCTAATCCTTTGGAGGTATACGGATAGAACACAAGAGCAGCCTTACTTTCAGAAAGCACCTTGCGAGCGAATGACTTCAAGACGGATTGCATCTTCAACCGGCGTTCCCATACACGCTTGAACTCTTGAAAGCCATCGTTTTGATCAGCTCCGGTAATCGTCATTTGCCCGCCGAACAGGAAAGCGACAGAGGTACGCACCTCCTTCTTCGGAAAGTTGGTTACGATACGGGCCACATCTACGATCTTATCAGGAAGGCGTACTGGTTCACCATTTTTATCCACTAAAGTATCCGAATAGACTTCTAAACGCTTAGGCTCACGCCAGCCAACAGAAGTTTTACGTCGCCGGCGCTCACCGTGGTATTCTCTGTAATATTCTCTTGGTTCCCGGTATTCAATCGTATCGATACATAACGTACTGACTACCTGCCCAAAATCTTCATTCGCAAGAATTTCGCTTATACTTGGCATAATTGTTTTATGCTAAAATATAAAAGCAAATAGTTTTTCGCTGTCAATACGACCAGTATAAACAAGTTCACTTTGAAATGTAAAAACCAAGAACACATATCAAAACGCAAGTATGTGGCAGAAAAATATCGGGATTTTATCTAACACGTGTCACAAATATCAGAAAAACACTTTCATTTTGCCACTTATCGTCCTCTTGCGACCCGACGTACAGAGTTAGCCTTACATAACCCGATGAACTCTACATTCTCGGCAAGGATCGTCATACCGTCCGGTGCATCATCATGCTTGTTGCCACCTTCTTTCTTATAGCTGGTAAGCGCTTTCATAAATCGGTCATAGTCCGAACCTTTCTTATACTCACATTCTTCCAGGAAATAACAATGCTTCTTAATCCAACCAGACTTCAACAAGATACGTGTATCCTTATTGGCTGTTGTCGGTTTCGCCTGAATGATACATTTTTCATTCTTTGCCTTTACAGCCTTACGGACATTCAGAGCAAACAGACGGCCGCCGTTATTGCTTTCGATACGCATATTGTCGCAGCGGGTGTCAAGAATCAAGGGAACCAACTTCGGTTCGGTAATCTCGACATTGTCTTTCGTAAACAGGACATCGGTAATGAAATACTTTGTACCGAATACTTTGGCAATCGGTGCACAGAAATCGTCGTCTCCTTCGTCGGCCACATCGGTAGCACCGATCACGCCATCCGGCTGTTTACCTTCGATATCTGCCAGCTTGAAGCGGTTCAATTCTGATTTTGGGAACAACAACCCAATAGCCTCGATCGGTTCCTGCATATACTCGGCACACCAGATGGAATCGTCCGTTTCCTCCCGCAATTCGTGATAATACTCCGTTGTATGCACATCCTCACAGAAAGAACAATCGTTCTCATCCAATGCGGCAATACGGATAATCTCGTCATACTTCCCCATTTCCTCCATACGACCAAGAACATCCGTAGCCGACCAACGGGTACCGATGTCGATCGAACAACAGTTTCCCTCGATACGAGAATCATGTGTTCCCTGCTTCCAAGACCAGACCTTTTCGTTATTGGTGTCAGATAGTGCATCTTCCAAACTCTTATACAAGTCGTCGGTCATGGCCAACATAGACGCACCGAAACCGATTACCGTACCGCCTACACCAGCCCCGAAGTAACTCACCTGCCGGGCAGCTTCCAAGCTCCAGCCATGCACGTTCTGTTTATCACCACGAGTTTTACATCCGGAAAAACTTCTTTGAACCGGGAAGAGCGGACAATATCACGGGTATCGTAGGACAGTTTGTTGTACAGCGTATCGGAGCAGCAGTTACGCATTACTGACTCCTCCGGGAAATGGCCAAGCATCCAGGCAATGAATAACGACGAAATATATGACTTCCCGGCTCGCGGAGGCATAGACACAGCAAGCCGGCGGATGATACCAGCCATATATGACTCGTACACCCGCGTAAAAGCATCAGCGACCTTCTTCAAGAATAGTCGCTTGGCAAAGAACTTAGGATCATGGTAAAGACAATATGACCAAAAGTCATTATTCGCCTCCCGTCTCCTCAGTAATATTGCCGCTTTCGCCTGTTGTATTAATATTTCCCGATTGTTCTTTTTCGCCATGGATAATAGCCCTTAACTCTTCATCTGTCATACTCTCCAGGTCATCGCCCAGCTTATTACCAATCTGCAACTCTTTCCGGTCGCGCCACTTCTCCGGTTGCCGGTTCTTCAACCAAAATATCGCTGCTGTTGTATCTGCCGGCTGATGCTTCTTGATATGCTTCTCTCCTACAACCAAGCCATTCTTGCAGACAGTATGTGTTTCCTCGAAGTCGTAACCGATTGCGCGGTTGTACAATTTCGAAGCAACATTAGAGTCTGCAATATCCTTTCCTCTTTTTAAGGAGTCAAGGAATTCTGGATAATCTTTCTTCCATTTGTTAAGAGTTTGCTTTGATACACCAAAAAAATCAGCCAATTCGTCATCGGTAGCTCCTAACAAAGCATAATTCTCCGCTAGTTGAATATACTCCTCCCGAAATAAACTTTTTCGACCTCTAGCCATATCTTTTTATATATTATAGGAAAAGAGAGAATGATTCTGTCATTCTCCCCTCCCTCTACTTCTACATTAATTCTGCCATTTCTTTTGGCGATTCTGATAGATAAAGATTAAAAAACAAAAAGAGTTTAAATCACTTATACATCAAAGGATCCTACTCGAATCCTTTTTCATTTATCTCATCATCTTCTGTTTTTTCTGCATATACCTGCACATACTGACCAAAATTAAAGATATTGATTACAACATCTTTTATTGCATTAATCGTATAATACATCAAAAACATCAGAACAAATAAACATACCCAATTGTATGCATTTATAAAACTGCTCCAAGCTTCAGGTAGCGATATTTCTGCTTTTACAACAATACAGGCAAATGCGCCTACAATAGTTGTCAAAAACATCATCCCCAAAACAACTGCAAAAATCGTATTCAAAGACTGAAATAAAGAATAATCTTTACCTTCTTCCTTGAAATTAATCAATCCTCGAACAAACTCAGAGTTGCTCAATCCCATCATTAAAGCATAGCCTGACAAAGTAAACCCAAGCATATTTGGACCCACAGATAGAATTGTCGAAGCAACATACTCTATTAAATCTAAAGAAGCTTTTCCCGAAAAGAAACAGATAGCAAAAGAAACTACTGTTAAAACCAGCGGTAACCAAATAGATTTTTTT